CGGCATGTTCGCAAACCTTCAAAAGGAATTGGCGTGTAAGTTCAATGCTATCGAAGAGCAGCTTGACCGTAAGCCCAACGCAGTACCGCATTTCGCAAAGACTGTTGACGCTTGCGTGCAGCCTCAGATGAACTGTTTTGACAGGTTCCGCGAATTCGGCGAAGGCAGACGCGATCGTGACGATTGCTGCTTCTGCTAATCTCGAAAATTAATAATTAACTCGTTATCGCTTTGCGTTAAAGCGTCATTAGGAGTGACGCAATGACGTTACTCCTAATTTTTGTGAGGTGATATATATGATACCCATTCAAGCAATTGCGCTTATTTACGCTGGCATGATGATTGAGAGTCCTGAGAGGCGAAAACAGTTTATGACTTTTATCAACAGCTCCGGCGCGAGCATCGAAAAAACAATCAATAATCTTACGAGCAAAGGCGGGGTGGCTAAAGATGATGACGCGGCCGCCGCAGAAGAATCGACTGAGTTTAGATAATGAAATAGCTATTCGCAGCTCTATCGGCGCTTGGTGGGGGTCATGGCTAACCTCTGTTATTATGCTCGTGGCGATAAGAAACTTGTTCATTAATACTCAAACCCTTGCTCTGACTAGCGAAAACCTTGAAAATACCAAGCGGAACGCCAATAATACCACCGAAATGATTGAACAACTCAAAAAAATAAACTCTCAATTAGAAAGGATGACTTAAATGTCTATTTGCTGCAATTGTCCCACCAAGATTGTGTCTACTGCTATTGCGGTAGTTGGCACTAACTTGCAAATTACCATCCCCGCCGACCCGGCACTTACTCCCAGCACGAAGTATTGCCTTGTGTTAGCGCAGCCCATTCCCGACGCTGGCGAAGCATTACCTGTTACCATATTGCCAACTGGAGGCACCGCTATACCACTGCTGAAAACTATCTGCTGCATAACCAATAGTCGCGGCGGTTGTGCGCAATGCACCTTTGGCGATCAGGAATTTGGAATTGATCTACCCGAACGCGGCCGCACACGCATTCCGCTTTATCTCAACAATAATATGAGCGACTTTTTCGACCTCCGTGGAGTGGAGCATCTTCGGCGTTGTAGGAGGGGATAATTATGCCTTATGATATGAGGAACCTCGGCAATCCCGGAAATGAACCTAAAAACATGGGCGAACTCCTTGAATGCATTGATGAAATTTTGCTTCATAACCTCATGTTTAATGACAAGGCAATGAAGCATTGTCATGCAATGGGATTCAATGGATATAAACGTATGCATCGCTGGAATGCAAAGAAGTTCCTTTGCTGGCACATTGACCTTGAAAATGAAGCTTATGACAAGTACCGAATGACGCTGGAAACCAAGGCTGCGGATTTTGACTATAATCCAAGCGATCTTATAAATCATTTGCAGAAATGGGACATGAAGCTTGGCGAGGATATTAAGGCACTCGGCCATTACAATAATATGTATCGCGAATGGGCCGGCAAAGACAACTGCGTAATTGACGCTGCCTTAGCTTGTATGGTTAAAAACTATGAAAAGGCTGGACGCTGGTACAAGCGCTTTATGGAAACTAAAAGCATGCATGATATGCACGATTTGGATGATACGCTTCATGCAAAATACAAATCCATGGAAGAAGCTGCCGGGTATTGAGCCGGAAAATTTTATTGATAAAAAAAGACTGGATACTCAGTCTTTTTTTGATTTTTCAGACGGAGCGTGGTAGAATATTGGAAAAAGGGAGGTAATATTATGAAAAAGGTGTTATTGATTTTATTAACAATGGGATTGGTTTTTGGAGTGGCTATTAATGAGACCTATGCTTACGATACGGTATATCCCTATCCCGTAGAAAACGAAGATGGAACCTTGAATCTGACCGGTTGGATAGGATATGACACTGACGATGAGGCAACGTTGTTGAAATATATCGCTTCTGGTGATGTGATATATTACATGGGACAATATTGGTGTTCGCCGCGAATTGTTGAGGCATTTTCAAACGGAGAAGATATATCTGAGAGGATGTTCGGAACAACCACATCTACACAACCGCAAACCCTTACGCCAACCATAGGGTTAAATTCATCCACGCCCGCCGCTACTCAGGAGATGCAAAATCGCAATATAGCAGTCTTTGTGAATGGCGCTCAATTAGAAATGGATGTCAAACCTATTATACAAGATGGACGAACACTTGTGCCGTTAAGGGCAATAATGGAAGCTTTAGATGTTGAAGTTCTATGGAGCGAAAAAACGCAAAGCATATTTTATTTTAATAGTGATTGTATCAGTTACGATTTAACCATAGGAAGCAAAGAAGTTAAGGTTGGAGCAGCCGCAGGCGTAGAACCTACCATTGCAGTCTTAGATGTTGCGCCTGTCATAATAGATGGCAGAACCTTTGTGCCTGTGCGTTTTATTGCCGAAAGTTTGGGTGTTAAAGTTGATTACAATGCAGATGCAAGAATTGTTTATGTGGGAAGCCTTCCAGCAAAAACACAAAGCATAAATACTGTTGACGATAATTCCGTGTTGGATAGTTCAATCGCCTTAGAGTTAGCCACTAGAGATTTCTATGAGACAACTTACCAAAATCTTTCTCCATCTGTATCGATTGGCATATCTGATAATAATTCTAATGACATCGCTGAAGAAGAACGGTTAAAAATCGAAGATGACCGCTGGTATTCTTCGGGAGAATTGGGACTCTTTAATGTCGTTGCTGACGTTTCAGATGTGAAAATAGGATGGGATACAAGCAAGATACAAGAAGATATTGGCGGCAAAGCCACTTACGTATTTGAGGGCAATATACAATTCAGAAGTCCGGACGGAAGCATTATTTTTGAGATCAACGCAAATGAAAGTTTTAAGCATGAAGACGAGGTTGAGTTTGCTATAAATGGACTGCGAGTTAAAATAAAGCCAGACAATCAATATGGGAAAATTTATTTTTATGGGCAGAATCTAAGAGAATTGGGCATAGTTAAATGATAAAAATTACCCGCCTTGACCGGCGGGCTTTTCTTTGCGAAAAAATATTTTCAAAAAGAACTTGACAGGTACTTATTAAGGTGTATAATAGTACCCATAAGGGAGGTGTTAATGTGTCGCCAAAGGAGGTCGAAAATACCGAGAGGGTGAGCACGTATATTGCCAAAGAACAATTAGAGCTTTTGCGAAGCAAGGCAAAGGAAAAAGGCATGACAGTTAGTGGCTACATCCGATTGCTTATAATAGAAAGCATTTCGGAAAACAAATAGAAACGCCCGTTATCCGTAGGAAGATAAGCACGAGCGTTTCATGCACCAAGCCGAAGCAAGGTTTATTCATTATACCTTCTTTTGGTTTGGTTGTCAAAATCAAAATTTTAAGGAGGTTTTTTATTTGGAAGAAAAAGAAAAGAGCAAGACCCAAAGGGCGATCGAAATATTCAAGGCCAAACTGCCTGATGCGAAGGGAAAGTATCGGGCCTATGCATCTGAATTCAATCAAAATGAAGTTGATATATTTTCTGATGACGGGCTTTATTGTACGGTTAATGTTAAAACTGAAAAAATTAAGAATATATAAGGAGGTTTTTCATTTGAACGAATTACAGAAATTTGTCAGCACAGAAGACAAGACACCCATTGAGGTAGCCTTGCAAATGGATGAAGATGGAGCGGTGTCCACAAGGAAGCTTTATGAGTTTTTGGAATTAGAGCCTGACAATTTCACAACATGGTGTAAAAGAAACATTCTTGAAAATGAATTCGCCGCTGAAAATGAGGATTATCACGAAGCCTTTTTTGAGAAAGGGTTCGTATCACCTTCCGGTGGAAGCTACAAAAGAACTTTGGTTGACTACAAACTCAACGTCCCCTTCGCCAAAAAACTCTGCATGATACAACGCAACGAACGAGGCGAACAAGCCCGAGACTATTTCATTCTGGTAGAGGACAAGCTAAAGGCTGTAGCGCAAAATAAAAACCTACCAAAGCTCACCACAAACGAAATGGTTTTAAAATTGGCCGAATCCGCTGTAGAAATGGAGCGTAAAATTAATGCTTTAGAGCAATCCCAAACTGCCATCGAGCAAAAACTTGACACCGCTGTCAAAATCTTCGCAAAGCCCGGTAGTGATTGGAAAGAGAACATGGAAATGGCAATCCGGGATTTAATGGACGCACAAGGCATTACGTCAAATAGCTATTTCCAAAAACTATACAACGAAATGGATGTTGTTGCCGGTATAGATTTGAAGAGCCGTTTAGGACGCTTAAGAGGCCGCAAGATAAAACATGGCGCAAAGAAAACAGATTGCAAGTATCTGACGAAATTAGATGTTATCAGCGAAGACAAACAACTCCGCCCGATATTCGAAGGTATCGTTAAAAAGTATCAGGCCGTATACGGCGCACAAAAGGAGGCTATCTAAATGGACCCAGCAAGAATTAAAGCGATTCTTGAATCTATAACCTTACGTGACCGCATAGAGGCGGTAATCATTTATAACGATGTCATAGACGTTGAAAATAATCCAAGCGCTGCCTTGGCATTGCTCTATAAGATTGGTTTGGAGGGTGGTATATTATGAAGGATATTATAGACTTACGTCCCAACCGGCAGCTGCAGGAAATCCACATAGTAGAGCAGGAGCTTACCCGTGACGATCTGATGAAGCTGGCTTACATAGCAGCCGGTACCGTCCTGACTGGGCTCACTCTGATATTGGCTTATGCTGCCGGTGTTATGATAATGGCGCTGGGGATTGTTGGCTTGTTGGGGTTTATGTGGATGATAGTTAAGAACATGGGTTAAAACGCACAAGGGCCGGCAATCACTCGCCGGCCTTTTCCTTATCCCAAAATACGTCTGTGGGAATTCCCATGGACCCCCGCCTGACAATATCCCGTCGGCAGCAGCCCGAAGCTCGTCGCCTGGCGGGATTTAAATTATCAGTATTGCACAAAATAAAACATAAACTTTGTGTAATATTTTACTATATATCTTATTGACTTTGCGCATAGTCAATGTTATAATGAATACATAATAAAGAACGGGGGAGGCAAACACAATGACAGCAACCGAAATCATCGAAATTATAGACAACTCGAATTACAGGTTCTACGGAATCTGTTCAAGAGATGCAGAATACAAGATAGGGGACGATAACCTGGAGCAATCATTTTACTGGGAGCCAGGGGTGGGTTACTCCACCGATAAATATATTGGCGGCGTATGCGCCATCAGGATCGATACAACGTTCTGTGGCTGTTATGAAGTAGACGAGAGAGCAATCAAAGCTGTTGAAGAAGCTCTCAAGCTCAATGGTATTTATGGCTGCGACCATCAATATTTGTTAGGTTCAGACTACCAAGCTGATGATTACGGCGAGCCGGAAGATATTGGGGAGATAATCTTAGACGAACCAACCGTATTGGCAATCTTAAAATAAGGAGGAAATATCATGAAGAAGGTAATTAACAACCTGCTGTACAACACCGATACAGCAAGTAAGATTGGCACCTGGGACAATGGCTGCCAGCTAAGTGATTTTGAATATGTGGAGGAAACCCTGTACCGGAAGAAAACCGGGGAATACTTCCTTCATGGTGAGGGCGGCGCCAATTCCAAGTATGGAGTATGGCACGGCAACACCGGCGGCTGGGGCGAGGTCATCAGGCCATATACGCCGGAAGAAGCGCAGGAATGGGCGGAGGAGCATCTGGACGCTGATGTCTATATTGCCGAATTCGGCGACCCGGGCGAGGGTCCAGAGGGTAAGGCGTCGTTAAACTTGTCGGTTTTGGCCAGTACAAAAGCAAAGTTGGAAAGGATGCGACAGGAAACCGGGAAGAGTATTTCCCGGTTGATTGATGAGATGGTAGGGAAAATATAGACTCAAAACAAAACAACGCCCTCCCCGAATAACCGATAGTAAATAATTTGTCGAAATTAAATTTTCAAAAAAATCATAAAATAGCATTGACAATAATCAGTTTCAGTGCTATTTTTTTATATACTAAAAGTCAGCAAAGGGCAAACTTACCGAAAGGCAGGGGCGCAAAACTACGGGCCTAAAATCTTTACGATCATGGTAGCCGGTTACCTACTTTATATTTTAGCTGCTGGCTTCCGGCAGCTTTTTTGTTTATAACACGCATTGTGTATTATTGCTAAAATTGCTGTCAATTTTATCAGAATTTTTCGTAGGGGGTGTGTAGGGGGTTTGTATTGACATACATATGTTCGAGGATTAAAATTATACTAAAGTACCGAACAGATTTTCGAATTACACACTAAGGAACTCAGGAGGTTGATTTACGTGGAAAGTGTTTTAGCGTTGGACAAGTCAGAGATAGAGAATAAAAATGAAAAGGATGTAAATAACCTTGCTGTGGAAATGTTGAGGGAGGTTTGCGAAGAGAGAGGCTATGAAGTAAAACTTTGTAATGCCTTACCCGAGTTTTACATATGGCTGGATAAAGAGGAGGGGATAATAAACATATCTTTGGATGCTCAAGAATATCACGTCATTGAATTCATGGATAGCCTTAATGCTTATAAGCAAGCAAGCTAAAACAAGCCCCTTGTTGTATTTTACGGCAGGGGGCTTAATATATCACCATTTTACAGATGCCTCGCAGGTAATACAGTTATAGATTATCGTTAGTATCGGGGGTTTCCCTTCTCCGCTATTGCCAACACTAACGACATCTGTAAACGAAGTTATTTCAATCATATCATCTGAAATGATAATTTTTGAAATATACTTCCGGAGGATGTCTTTTATTTTGTCCGGCTCATTATGCAAAGCAAAAGAATCTCTTTTGAGTTGTTTTACAAGCACCTCGCGGTCGATCGTATCGTCCTTGGTAATATTCATAACGTCAAGAGACTGATCCAACAAGCCTCTTTCACGCTCCAATTCAGCGACCTTATCCCTAACCGATTGGCTGTCAAATCCATCCATGAGCACTTTTATCAAATTAGATTTTTTCATATCTATATCTGATATTTCCTTTTTTATGTCACCAATTTTTTGACTTTTAGACTTGGCTCCGCTATTAACCTTTTCAGTAATCAAGTCAGCCGTCCGATCGATTAGATTGCTATTGAAAAACTCATCCTTTAAGAGGGCAACAACCAACACTTCAAGCTCATCAGCATTCATGGGCTTTGCTTTGCAGCCCTTTCGGTTCAGCTTGCCGGTGCAGGTGTAATAGCGATTAATATAACCACGAGTATTCTTCTTGTAATTCCCACAAAATGAAGCTCCACACTTATCACATCTAATAAGGCCACTCAGGAGGTAGTCAAATTTCATTCCCTCCGACTTAACCCTTGCCCTACTCTTAGACTTCATCCTTCGTACAACCTCATCCCATAATTTTTTTTCGATTATTGCCGGACATCCATCTTCAATCCTGACTACATCAGGGTTCAACTCTCCGCCGGCCCATTTGCCAAAGTATTTGGTTTTTACCCTGTTCCAACAGTATGTACCGTTGTACCGCTCGTTTTGCAATATAGACCTGGCAGCATTAACCCCAATAACCCCGCCGCGCTTGCTTTTGTACCCCTTTTCTTTCAACACCCTGGATATATACTTATAACCGTAACCCTCCGCATACAACTCAAACATCAGCCTTACAGCTCCAGCCTCATAGTTATTAATAACGTATCTTCCATCCACAATATCATATCCCAGTGGAGGTATGCCGCCAAGAAAAACGCCTTGCTTTGCCTTAGACGTCTGCCCCGCTATGACTTTTTTACGGGTTTCCATCACAAAGTGCTGAGATATGATAGCTTTCATGCTTTCAGACAAGAATGAGGCTGGATCGTCAGCCTCTCCTATTGTTTCTGTGCAGCTCAACAGCTTAACATCCATTTGCCGAAAACGTTCCCTTGCCGTAAACCAGTCCACAACGTTACGGCTTATTCGGCTTAAGTCATAAAAAACTATAGCTTCAAATACTTGCGCTTCCGCGTCTTGAATCATCCTTTGAAAGTTGTCTCGTTCTGTATTAAATCCCGATTTTGCCTCATCTGCATATATGCCAATCAAAACATGGTTGTTGGCGGCACAATATTTTTGTATTGCCTCCATCTGATAAGCAATAGAATTTTCAGTCTGGTTGTCGGTAGAATATCTGGTGTAAGCGGCGGTCCTCAATTCGCTCACCTTCTTTCTGTTTTAATTATCAGTTGCCCTTAAGTGATATTTTAGCTTTATTAGGAGCAAATTGTCCTTAACTTCTTGATACGATTGTTCAGGGAGAGAGTTAATTATGTCAATCAAACCTTCCGCTGTTGGCATCTTATCGGTTTCCTTAAAATAATCAGAGAGCTTTTCCAACTGAGTAGTGGTAGTGCGGTCAACATAATGACCTGTTTCACGGCTAATACCAGGAGATGAAAGCTGTTTTTCGGTCCAGCCAAAAAATGTGTTTGCATCTATTCCGAACACCCCTAACATTTCTCCTATCATATTTGCATCTGGTTCTGACTTACCCACTTCCCATGAACCAAGCGTGCTCTTATTCTTTAGCCCTAATTTATCCGCAAGTTCTTGCTGTGTTAATTTTGCATTATTTCTATAGCTCCTTATTTTTTCGCCCAATTCTTTGTTTGCCATTAATGCCACCTCCTTTTTTTAATGCTATCACAAATATTTGTATAAATCAATAAAAAAATTGAAAAATTCAACTAGAAAAGTATTGACAATCGAATTTTTCAACTCTATAATAGCGTTATGGTTGAAAAATTCAATCAGGATGGAGGTGAAAAGATGCAGCCCCACGAACTATTTAAATCAATTGTTGAGCAATCATGCAAGGCCACGGGGACTAAAAAGAAATACTGGGCTGAGCGGTGCGGCTTCAATGAGACTCAATTCAGTTTATTAATTAATGGCAGGAAAACAATAACTTATACGGATATTGAAAAATTCTGCATAGGTATGAACATCTTACCAAACGAAGTTTTCCCAAAGAGCGAAAACTCTGCTTTGGAAGGAGGCCCACATGGGGTGTGGAGAAAGAGAAGTAATAATTAAACAATCAGATGAGCATATAGATTTTGCGGAAATCCTGGCTCACGTTATTACAGGCGGGAACTATGAAGAATATGTAATCAAAAATGAGATTTTAAAGAGTACATAAAGCAAGTGGTTATAACACATAGGAAGGAGGAAATATGAACGAATTAATAATTGACCCAGAATTCGAATCGCTGATACCACCGCTTGCAGATGAGGAATTTAAGATGCTGGAACAGAACATTTTAAAAGATGGCTGTCTACATGAACTGATTGTGACCACTGTCGACGGGAAAACGGTAATCGTTGACGGACATAATCGTTTCAATATCTGTAAAAAGCACAGCATCAAATTTAGGGTGACAGAAAAGACTTTTCCTGATCGTCAAAGTGCAAAAATATGGATTTATTCCAATCAGCTTGGGCGCCGAAACTTACAACCATTTCAGCGCGTCGAGATTGTTTTGGGACTTGAGGAATTATATAGAGGTCAAGCCAAGGAAAGACAGTCAATGGCCGGAGGTGACAAAAGAAGTGAGCAAGCAAAATCGCTTGTGCTGACTTCGGCACAAGCGATTCAAGAAAAAGGCAAGACACGAGATAAATTGGCGAAATTAGCCGGTGTCGGCAGAGATTCCGTAACGAAAGGAAAAGTCATTGCCGAAAAAGCTGACAATGCCACAAAGGAAAAATTACGTACTGGCGAAATAACCATCAATAAGGCCTATACGGATATCTTGATCGCTGAAAGCAAAGGAGAGAAGCAAAAATGTCGATTATGTGGCCAAGAGAAAACTATAGATCAGTATTATGCAGGTCGCAGGGCATGCAAACAATGTGAGGATGAGTTGCAACGTTTACGCAATAAAAAAGAAGAAGCAGAAAAGGTATCCTCACAATCCGATTCCGGCAAGCACGACTCGCTACAAACCGCAAAAGCCGCTAACAACAAACTAATAACTGAAACCCTACGCACGATACAAGACCCCGAAATAGCCGGAAACGTCAAGATTACAAGCGACTTCAGGGCCATGGAATTAGCAAATCACATTACCGTATTCGCCCACACGTTGCCAGCCTATACCAACGGAGATGATTCTGTTAAAAAGGCCAGTGACGAGAATAAAAAGAAAATCACAATAGCTATTCAGGAGTTGGAAGCTACTGTGAATTCAATAAAAAAATATCTAATTTAAGGAGAATAACTATGAGTAAAAAGAAGAAATCCCCTTCAAACAATTATAACGCGGAAATCGAGTATCGTCAATTACCAATTGGCATCCTGATATCAACTCAGGAGTACCAGAGAAAAAGACTGAACAAGCGCATAGTAAATACCATCGTAAACAATCTTAATCCGCATAAGCTGGGTGTTTTGTGGGTATCGCATAGAGATGGAAAGTATTATGTCTACGATGGACGGCATCGGCTTACTGCATTAAAAATCTTATATCCCAATCTGGACTACTTCGTGAATTGCGAAATACATAATGGCTTGACCTATGAGGATGAAGCAAGATTGTTTGCCGAGCAACATGATGACAAAGCTCCTCTGGACGCTTGTCAGAAATTTAATGGTTATCTTGAAGCCCGAGATAGCGAGGCGAATGCTATAGAAAAAGCCTTGAATGATATTGGATTTAGTGTGGGCAAGGATAAGGGCGACCATTCAAATAACACTATTGCGTGCGTAAATAAAGTCACTGAACTATACAGGAAATATTCCTATCCAAGCTTCAAGGCCATATTTAAGCTGATAAAAACTATTTGGGATGGCGATAGAAAATCCCTTGATCGAAGGATTGTTGGTGGCATGGCAATATTTCATGAAACATATAAAGGGGACTTCAGTGAAAAACGCCTTGTGAAGGTCCTGCAAAACATAAACTCTCATGAAATCATCGTTATCGGTAATTCAGACCTAAACGCCAGCGGCGACTTAAGATACGCTAAGGCAATCTTCCAAAAATATAATTATGGCACGAAAGCTAAGTTGGAATATAAATTTAAGGGTTAACCAGCCACCAAGAAAGGAAGGGGCCTGTTATGGTAAAAGAAAAAGCTCCCAAGTGGGAGTCTGAAAAAGAACATCAAGCAAGAATATATGCATGGAATACTGTTAAGCCATATTTGTCAATAATTATAAGCTCTGTGCTGGGCTGTATGGCTTCTATATTGATCTGTTTATTGCTTTATCGCTGAGAAAGGAACAACCCCATGAAAATTCAAGGAACCCCCAAGGAAATAGCCGACTTTGTATTAGCGGTACAAGGCCAGCAGGAAGAAGAATCTAAATTTATCCCTGAGGATAGCAAAGGGAAACATTGCAACTTGAATGGATCAACCAATACGACTGATACCAGTCAAGGCAATACATTAACAGCATTTTCTATTGCTGCTGAGCAGTGCTTGTCTGAGCTACGAGACGCTATTCGTGATGAAGTCACAAAGATATGGATATAAACGCATCTACATACCTAATAATTATACCACAAAAAAGAACGCTCCAATCCGGCAAAGATTAACAGAGCGTCCTTACGCCAAAATCAAGGAATGGCGCAACTACAGTATACCATTCCTTGGAAAAAAATCAAGGAGGCATATCATGAAAATCGAGCTATTAACAATCTTATCTATGGAAATCAATCCACTTACAATCTTAATAATCCTAGCCGCTATTTGTGCCATATACGCCATTAAACGGGGATATGACCATAGCGGGGCTGAACTCACGACGAAGGCCAGGCAGGGCCAACGGATATATTGAAAGGAGGCCCCACATGCAAGACCTAACCAACCTACCGAAAATCGAATTAATAACCCGCCTCGACCGCGTATACGAAGCGCTTGAAACCATGCTACCCAACGCCAAGGAGACAGCGCGGAAAGCATGCCCGCATGACTTTGTGTCCCAGCATCACGCTATGGAGGGGACGCTGATATCGGACGTTAAGTGGTTGAGAAAAATAATTGAAGGGGAGGTGTGATAACTGATGCCATCTTACACGTTCGCGCTCGGCGTTGCGATCATAATCATTGCCTATCTGTACTATAGACTGGAAAAAGCATGGAATGACCATGAGGAGAAATTCAAGATAATCGAAAATGTTTACGGATTAAACCTGAAAAAGAGGGAGCCAAAGAAATGAAAGCATATCAGCATGCCGGTTGGTTCATGTGGATGAAAAATGGCCGGATATTCGGAAAGCGGGTGAAAAAATGATCTATCACGAATACGCACCCGGTACCATCAGCATCGGTGACCGCGTTAAAGTCCATACCCATGACGATATCGGCCCAGTGTATGGCGAGGTTACGGCAATATATGAGGGCGGTGCGACAGTAAGGTGTCAACATTATACCAGCTCAGTCAATTTCAAGGCTACTAACGTGCCGGAGTGGTGCCAGGGCAGAGGCGGATATAAATAAAAATAAGAAAGGAGATGAATCAAATGGGTGAGAATCTAATACCCAAGCTAGCCGAATGGTTGGGGCTGGTTGATGGGGATGAATTTGATGTTGAGGGCGGTGTGTATAACCCTTATAAGTACGAAAATGGCAGATTTAACGATTGTGAAGGCGACAGGATGAGAGATGCTTATCTTGCAGGTATGTTAGATGGCGATATTGAGGTCAAAAAGCTGCCTTGGAAGCCGAAATTCGGCGAGGTGTATTGGTATGTTCATACCGGCGAGCCCGTAATGTACACGAGCTTTACGTGTGGCGCTGATGTTGCTCGCTATCTTATGGGCAATTGCTTCCGGACATTGGACGAAGCTAAAGCTAATAAACCCGAAATCCTCGCGAAGATACGGGAGGTCCTGGAATAAAAACAGCCCCTTAAGACGGCGGCAACCGTCGGGGGCATGTAAAAACATTGATACTGCCATTGTAAGGCAAAGGAGGCAAATATGCAAGAGGGATTGAAAATTAAAACCGTGACGGGGCAGGAATTTACGGTAACAGGGCCGGTTGAATATCGGGATGGTGTGTACTATTGTGCTGGGGCGAGCTGGCCGGAGGAGATCGTGGAGGGAGTGCTGGAAAATGTCTGAGACACATTGGAAAAAATTATCTGACCCAAATTATTTGGGCTCATGGGATTTTCAAAAAGGAGAGGAACGAACCTTGACTATAAGCCGGGTTGTACAAGAAGAGGTTGTCGACATGGAAAAAGTAAAAAAAGATGCCAAAGCTAAAAAGAGCTGTATAGTGGCATATTTCCGCGAAAATTCCAAGCCTATGATCCTGAATAAGACTAACTGTAAAACAATTCAAGAGTTATACAAAACGCCAATTATTGAGAAATGGGCCGGGTGCGCAATTACGATTAAAGTAGAAAAAGTCAGGGCATTTGGGAAGATGGAGGAGGCATTGCGAGTTAAGAGTAAGGATGCTGAGCCTGAGTCTGAGCCAGAACAAGCGCCACAACCAGTTCCTCCCTCAATACCATTCTGCCATGATTGTAACAACGAAATAACCGCTCTGGGAAAATACACCGCTGAACAAATAGCCGCGGTAAATCAAAAGCGTTACGGTGTGCCACTATGCGCTGAATGCAGTAATAAGCGAAAATCCGAGGAGGTAAAAGCAGATGCAGTTGACGAATGAGAATTATTTTTCGCCTGAAATGATGTTGAAATATATGTCTACAAGCCAATTTAAGAGCTTTGAAAATTGTGAGGCTGCGGCATTGGCAGAGGTCAGAAATGAGTACGCAAAAGATAGGGCTGTTTACAAGGAAGGTCATTATTTCGAGGCATGCATAACCGGCAACGAGGAACTATTCTTGCTTCAAAATCCCGACATGGTTTCCAGCAGGGGGGCCACCAAGGGCGAATTGAAAAGTAATTTTAAAAAAGTCATCGGGAGCGTGGAAGCCTTTAAGCGGCAGGAAATGCTTATGGATATCGTAAGCCGCTGCGAGAAACAGGTGATTGTCACCGGCGAAATTGCCGGCGTACCATTCAAGGGTTGCGTTGACTTCCTGGACCCAGAAACATTGGAAGGCTTTGATTCCAAATGCATAAAAGACTTCAAAAAAGTTTGGAGCGAGACCGATAAGATGAAAATCGGATGGTATTTTGCATACGGATACCATTACCAAGCTGCGATTTACAAGGAACTCATAAAGCAAACTTATGGCAGAGCAGGCCAACAATACATATTAGCTGTGAGCAAAGAGGATATACCGGACATTACCGCGCTCTATTTTTCAGACGAAATTCTGGACAATGCATTAGAAATTATCAAAGAATACGCCCCCAGATACGCCAAAATCAAAACGGGATTAATTATACCAGAACCATGCAGTACATGTGATTATTGCAAGTCTCAAAAGGTTTTGATTGGTTTTGATATGATAATGGAGTTTGAATAGTATCAATAATAATAAATAGTTGATATTAACAAGGAGGTTATTAATGAAAACTATAGAGGAATTAGGCGATACGCTATGCAATTATTGTTATGAAACAGAACGCGGAGCCAAAGCAACCATATTAACCCCAAACGGTCCGTCAATGTGCGAGGGTCGTTTCTGTGGCAACGCATACGACAGATATCTTGAAGAGGAAGAGGAGGATGACGAGGAGTGAAAACAACAAAATTAAAAATCAAAAATGTACTTGGAATAAAAGAGTTGGAGCTTAACGGCGAATCCGTTGAGCTCACCGGCACAAACGGAGCCGGGAAGTCCTCTGTACTTGACGCAATCAGAAAGGCCCTGACGAACGACTTTCCACGCGATGTCATTGTCCGGCAGGGTGAAAATGAAAGTGAAATCCTGATTGAAACTGATTCCGGACTAAAGGTTGAGCGGAAAATTAGAGCCGACAAAGCTGACTATTTCAAGGTGACGGAAAACGGTAAACAGATTCCTGGGCCGCAAACATTTTTAAACGAAATCTTCACGCCCTTGCAGCTTAATCCAGTCCAATTTACACAAATGTCGAGGCAGGAAAAGAACCGGATGATATTGGACCTTATTGAATTTGATTGGGACCTGAATTGGATCAAAGAGCAATTTAGCGAGATACCAGCCGGCATTGATTACGGGCAGAATATTCTGCAAGTCTTGAATGACATCCAAGCTGACAATGGCGAGTATTACAAGGATCGGCAAGAAATAAATTCGAGGGCCCTACACCTACGAAAAACCATTGAAGATATAGCCTCTGAAATACCGGCGAATTACCAGGCTAAGAAATGGGAGGATTACAACCTGGGAGGTAAGTATAAAGAGCTTGAGACTATCCGGGAATCCAACAATGTAATCGAACGAGCAAAAGCTTTTAAAGACAGCTATGACGGCAAAATTCGAAGTCTGGAGGCCAACAAGCAAATCGCCATAACCGCCGAGGAGAAAGCTATCACTAATGAGAAGCAAGGGCTATTATCTAGCATCGAGCGCCTTAAGGCCGAAATCAAGGCAGCAGAAGAAAAGCTTCTCACGTTGGACGATAAACTAAAGGACAAAATAAAAATAGCGGAATCTGAGTACCGGGAGCAGGTCGCAATGCTTGACAGTGATATCCAAATTGCCAACAAATACACAGGTAAAGATATTGCTGATATATCTGGCCTACAATCCGAAATCGAAACCGCTGAAAAAATGAAGCTGCACCTGAACGAATACCGGCGCTTGATGAAAACAAAAGAAGAATGGAATGATCTGACCGAGCAAAGCAAGGAATTGACCCGGAAAATTGAGTTAGCGCGGGAGTTGCCTAGTGAGATATTGAAGACGGCCACAATACCAGTTAAGGGACTCACGGTTAAGGATGGCATACCGCTTGTAAATGGATTACCAATAAGCAATTTGTCTGAGGGAGAACAATTACAACTATGCGTTGACGTGGCAATCAGCAAGCCCAGCGGGTTACAAATCATCCTGATTGATGGCACTGAGAATCTATCAACCGAAAACCGGAAGCTGCTTTACCAGAAATGCAAGGAAAAAGGGTTGCAATTCGTTGCGACAAGAGTGACGGACGACAATGAACTAATTGTGACGGCATTGTAAAAAGCAACAGGGAGATGTTTATATGACATACAGACTTGTTATTGATGGTAATTTGTCCAACCTAAATGACTATATAAAACAGCTCAATATTAACAAGTTTCGAGGAGCAGAATTAAAAAGGCAATCGGAACGGCTAATAACAACACACATAAAGCGACAACTTAGGAACGTAAAAATATCAAAACCAGTACATATTGATTACTTATGGATTGAACCCAATCACAAACGCGATCTTGACAATATATGTTCGTTCGGCATGAAGGTAATCCAGGACGCTCTTGTTTCAAGCGGCGTCCTGGAGAACGACGGATGGAAGAATATAGTTGGATTTACTCACCGATTTGCTGTGGATGCGAAAAACCCAAGAATTGAAATAACGATAAAGGAGCAATTATCATGAATAATGTGATTTTATGTGGCCGGTTTACCCGTGACCATGACCTAAGATATTCCCAAGCCGCCGAGCCCATGGCAATTTTGTCAAATAGCTTGGCAGTAGGCCGAAAATACAAAAGAGACGAGACGGATTTTATTAACGTCAAAGCGTTCGGGAAAACGGCTGAAAATATTAACAAGTTTTTCAGCAAGGGCAGATTGATCCTAATTCGAGGTCATATCCAGACTGGCAGCTATGAAAATAAGGAGGGCCGGAAGATATATACAACCGATGTCATCATTGACGATTTTGAGTTTACTGGCGAGAAGAAGCAGGAAAATGATTCGCCGGCCTATACGCCGCAGCCTGAATATGCTGCCATTTCGGAGGACGTGCTTGAGGATGATGATCTGCCTTTCTAGCCAAGTTTCAAATAAGGGGCGTGAATAAATGGCTAATCCACAAAAAGAGAATGGCTTTACGCCTATTTCCAACGAAATATTGGAAAATATAATGAAAAGTCAGCTAAACGGGACGCAATTCAGAATTATTCTTGCTGTATGGCGTCATACATATGGATTTGGTAGAAAATCACATGAAATGTCGGATACTTTTTTGAGCGTGGCCATTGGAGCTCCCAGACAGCAAATAGCAAGAGAAATTAAGCCTTTAATAGCACGAAAAATTATTTTGGTTATAAAAGATGCAACGTTTAATAATGCAAAAATTATTGCATTTAATAAGGACTATGAGGCATGGATTACCCCACAGGCACCTACGTCGATTACAGGCAACTACGTAGATGCGTCTACAGGCAACTACGTAGATGCGTCTACAGGCAACTACGTAGATGCGTCTACAGGCAACTACGTAGATGCCCAAGAAAGAAATATTAAAGAAAACTTTAAAGAAAACTTTAAAGATAAAAAACATAGTGCATGCGCAAAGAAAAAAACCGCAATTTTCATTCCGCCAAAACTTGATGAAGTACAGATATATTGTCTTGAGCGAAACAACTCAATTGACGCACAAGCCTTTATTGACTTTTATCAGTCCAAAGGATGGATGGTAGGCAAAAATAAAATGAAAGACTGGAAAGCTGCTGTCAGGACCTGGGAGCGCAACCGGAAAGATAGCGCTCAACCACGACAACAATTTAAAACCGCATTCGAACGGACGATGGACACAGCCAAGGAAAGCATTGAAAAATATAACAATGGGGAGTTGAACAGAATTGACATATGACCAGGCGGTAACGCTGACAACATTGATTTCGGCAGCACAAGGCGTCTCGTTCGCTGACCCGGCAAAAATACAGGTATGGTTTAGCCTTTTGGAAGATTTGGATTTTACCACAGCCCATTTAGCGCTCAAGAAATTATTACGAACCGAGGAATTTAATATAACGCCGGCACATATCAGAAAGGCTTGCGTTGAATTAGCGGAGCCACAAATAGACATTCTTGGTGCGTGGCAAGCGCTGAATAATATCATTGGCTTTGGTCGGTATTGTCAAAAAGAGGCTATGGAATACGCTGAAAAGCAAAACCCAATAATTTATCAAATTGTTAAAAGTATAGGCTTTATCAATCTTTGCAATAGCAACCCTGAGTTTTTGCGGCCTGAATTTCAAAAACTCTACCGTGAGGCTATCAAGGCTTCAACCCAAGATAAAATGCTGTCAGACAAAGTAAAAGTATCTATTGGGACATTGCGAATGAAGTTAGAGCAGGAACATTATAAGGGTTTGGCGCTAGAGGGAAGTGATTACTATTAAGTGCTATACATGTACCGATACCGGATTTATAAGACTCACAGAGAAAGACGGAAGCGGGCTTGAATGTGAACAATATTATCTCTGTAATTGCGGCAAGGAATACGCGGGATACTCTCATGTAATGAAAAAAATTGAGGCTATTCCGTTCTGGGAAAGTATTGTTAACGATCTGATCAAGGATAACCATAAAATTTTCGATAACCCGGAATATGTGACACGCTCAATCAAGGATATTCTTAGGGCATTTGGAACAGATTTGCCGATCGATAAGAGCGAGGCGGGATGACATGGCCGGCAAATACACCTCCATCCACGACGACATACTAGTATTCCACCGAAAACATGCTAAAGCCAAGGACGACGCTGCCTGCCTGGCTTGCATCATGGAAATGCAGGATATACAGGCGAGGTATGACGGATCGGAATTCGTGACGGGTATGTTGGCGGCGACAGTGGAGGAGATCGAACGAATTAATTTCAAGGGAGGCACCCAATGAAAATAAGTAACCTAGGCCAACACTGCGGCGAATGCGGTCTGATAAGCTATTGCGGTAATCCGTCTTGTTACTGCCTCTGTGCTGACGAAAGATTTTTCGAGGTAGACGAGTACGCCTATGAGCGGATCGCGGAAAATGCTACCGACATAAAAAAATTAGACGTTTGCGCTGGCTGTGTGCGTGGAGATTGCGAGCCTTACAGATACAGCGAAACGGATTACGCGGACGAGGCGTGCGAATTTAACGACGAGGCAAGGGATAATTACTGCAAGCAGGTGGCGGATTATGTGGCGGGGATAATACACCGCCGTCAGATACCCTCTCAATAAACGCATTTAAACGCATCAAAAGCACAGGAGGGATTATTGTGAAATGCAAATGCGGAAGCAGCGAATTTGCAATCATGCAGAAAGATAATCACAAGGGCTTATATTGCTCAAATTGCGGCAAATGGCAAAAATGGCTTGGCAAGAATGAATACAATTTGTTAAAAATTCAGGGTGTAAAAGAAATTGAAGAATGATTGCGATTAATTTTAAGGGAGGTCAACATGTCAAAAATAACATTTGAGGGCACGCGAAAAGAACTGTATGCATTCGTAAAGGCAATGCATGAGGCTGGAATTTGTCCCCCTAATGACTCGCATTATTGCGAGGAGTCAGCCGACACGAATTGCATCACATGTCTTAAAAGATACATCAAATTTATCCCGGCGCCGCGGTGGAGGGCGGAAAAGGGCGATAAATATCGCTATGTGATATCTACCGGAAGAGTTACGGACGGTATCGAGCTGGGCTATGAAATAGATGATGCGCGGTATAAGGCCGGCAACTACTACGAAACAGAAGAGCAAGCCGAAGCCGCCGCTGAGCGAGTACGGGCGGCTTACGTGGGAGAAAATTAATTAACACCCGGCGGCCTCATGACCCGCCGGTAAGGAATACCGGTATTCCTCCAAAGAAGGAGGAAAAAATGAAATACACAAAGCAGGATTTAAAAATTATGCAAGCGTGGAACCTTGAGCGAAAAATACAAGTCACGCAGACACGAATAATAGAATGGTACCAGCATTTTGACGGTCAAGTTTATGTTTCTTTCAGTGGCGGCAAAGATAGTACGGTACTACTGGATTTAGCAAGACGTATTTATCCCGATATTGAGGCCGTATTTGTGGATACAGGTCTTGAATATCCAGAGATTAGAGAGTTTGTAAAAACATTTGACAATGTAGCTTGGATAAAGCCCGAAAAGACATTTGACAAAATTATTGCTGAATATGGATATCCAGTTATAAGCAAAGAGACTAGCAAAAAAATACGTCAAATAAAGAATCCCAATGTTGGAGATAGATATCGAACTGCCATGCTCTATGGGGATGAGCGCGGGAACTATACAAAAATAGCGGAAAAATGGAAAAAGCTATTAGATGCTCCTTTCGATTGCTCTGAACAATGCTGCGAATTTATGAAGAAAAAACCTTTTGCTAAACACGAAAAATTAAGCAGGAAAAAGCCAATTTCTGGACAAATGGCATTCGAAAGCAGGGGACGAGAGAAAATATGGTTAGAACGCGGATGCAATGCGTTTGAAGGCCGATCTATGTCAAATCCTATGGGGTTTTGGACCGAGCAAGATGTTTTTCAATATTTGAAACTGACAGAAATACCATATTGTAAAATATATGGCGAAATCATCAAGGTTGTTCATGAAAATAGCTTAACGTTAAAAATGACGGGATTAGGTCGCACAGGCTGTATGTTTTGTATGTTTGGCGTCCATCTTGAAAAAGAACCTAACCGTTTTCAGCAAATGAAAGAAACGCATCCAAAGCAATACGATTACTGCATCAATAAATTGGGGTGCGGCAAAGTCTTAGATTATATTGGCGTCAAATACTGACAGGAGAAATATTGACACCTAAAAACACATTAACCTCAAACAACCATAGTTAGCCCCGGCGGCCTGATCATCTGCTGGCAAGCAAGGAATGCGCATTCCTCCGAAAAAAATAATTAAGAGGATGATTTAAATGAACGGCTTAGACCTATATGAATTCATCAAGGAACATACAGACGAGGTACGAAAAATCGATGGCACGGCTCATACATGGATTCCGATTTTATGGATACAGGAATTTTTCGAAACCGTTATCAAGGCTGCTGGCTATGGATATTTTGATGATGGCGGCATTGATATCAAATGGCAAGGCGATGTGATCTGTGTCAATATCGACGATATTTTTGGATATTTCCTGCCCTATGAGACAGCAAATGGATATATCGAAAGACTTTTGACGGAGGTGGGCTAATGAACCGCCTAACCATAAAAACCGCCACCGGCTACGACTGGTCGGATTTTGCCAGAGAGATAGCCGCCAACGACCCTGATGTCGTCGGGAGGAAGGTTAGAGAGTATGTGGGGGTTTGCGAGGATGCAGGGATTACGCCGGAGATGATAAGGGCGTTATGGGACGAGAGCAAGGATGAAAGGACGATCCAATGAACCGAAAAACATTTGAAAAAGATGGAAAGATATTTTTGCGGAGTCAAGGACAATTAAAATGGCGCGCTTATCCGCGATACGTTTTAGAGGCGCACGAAGACCTTGCGGCTTATGAGAGGACCGGATTGACACCGGAGCAAATAACTGGCCTGCAAGTTGAAAATGCAGAGATGATGGATATTATCACAGGAAATAAAGGGTGTAGATATCGTAAGTCATATCCATTTTGTTGTAATGGCGATTGGATTTGTCTTACGCCAGATAAAATGAAGTTTGAATGGCGCGGCGCCGGCGGGAGGGATAACCAATGAGACGCAAACTAACCAAATCCGAACGCCACAGTATCCACCAAAAAACAACCGGCCACTGCGCCTACTGTGGCTGCGAGATAACTCTAAAGACCATGCAGGTTGATCATATCATTGCTCTTGACCGCGGCGGCAAGGACGAAATTGACAATATGCTTCCCGCCTGCCGGTCGTGCAATCACTACAAGCACACTTTGACATTAGAGGACTTCCGGGCGGCGATCGAACGCTTCCCGGCGGTGCTGGCTAGGGATAGCGTGACATACCGAAATGCGGTTAGATTTGGGATGGTGGTGCCGGAGCCACATAGGGTTGTGTTTTATTTTGAGCGGATGGATGAGAGGGTGGAAAAATCATGATATGTGATGATTGTGTTTATCAGCGCTATTCGTCAGACGATAGTGATTTATTCTGCGCAAAAGGCCATTGGGAAGGCGGGTATTATGATGCCATAAATGACGACGATCATGACCCGTGGATAGGATGCAAAGATTACGAGGAGGAACATCATGAGCAAGGAAATTGAACGGGCGATAGCATTTGCGGAGGAATACCGAAAAAGGCTTGTATCTTATATAGAATTTGGCGAAGCGAAACGAGGCGAAACCAAACTAAATGAATGGGAAACTATTTTATTTTCCCTCCAAGCCCTGCTTGACCGGGAGAAGGAGCCGTGCGGGTGGATTAGCGTGAAGGATAGGTTGCCACCGCGTTACATTGGCATAATTGCTTGCGTTAGTAATGACACAATGAATGGTATTGATTTTGGCTGTTTAAACTCATCAAATCAATGGGATTTAAAATCTGGATTTTATGATTTTGAAAGAGTTGCCCACTGGATGCCGAGGCCGGAATTGCCGCCAAGCCAACCCACCAAAACAGCCCGAATCATCGACGACACGCCGCACCCTTTCAGTGCGGGGTCGGAAAGGTATGCTTGTTCGGCGTGCGGGGTCCGAGTGAGGCGCGGGGATGGGAAGTGCTCCGGATGCGGGGCTGTGTTTGAGGAGGGCGACAATGATTGAGCCAACGAAAGCCATTACACTATATCAGCCGTGGGCCTCGCTGCTGGCCTGCGGAGCGAAGAAATACGAAACGCGGTCATGGGCGACGAATTACCGGGGGCCGATTGCGATTCATGCGGCGGCAAAAAAATGCGATTGGAGAGAACTGCCGAGAGAAGCCCATTATGTAATGGTTCAGGCGATACGTCCAATTACCGACAAGTTGTCACCGACGATTGGGTATGTGCCATTTGATTTACTCCCTTATGGTGCCGTCATTGCCACAGCGGAGCTTGTGGGGTGTTGGAGGATAACGGCAAGCGACGGAAAACGGGCTTGTATGTTGCATTTACCGAATGGCAATCCTTGTGTATCCGGTAATGAGCTCCTTTTCGGCGACTGGACGCCGGGCCGCTACGCCTGGGAATTCGCCAACATGACAATGCTGCCGGAGCCGATACCAGCACGGGGCCAGCAAAGATTATGGAATTGGGAGGGTATTGCATGAATCTATTAGTCTACCGTGACAGAGAGACGCAGGAGATTGTACGCGTTCATCAAGCATCTGATGACTTGATGAACGAAGGAACAATAGGAACCAGAATTCATGAATACAACAATTCCGGACATAAAGACACTGTGTACCTGCATGTGGCCGATGACGATAGCCTGGAAGCATTCCTGTTTAAGCATCAAGACGCTAATATTCGGAACTTTCGCGAGCAATTGGATGATATTAGCTCCAGCATAGACAGTCTATCAAGCGATTTGCGATGGTTGGATAAATTGTGTGAGGAGGCCGCTAATGAACAGAATCAATGAAATCGAAGCCCGGTTACAGGCAGCTACCGATGGGGATAATTGGCCTACAAATCATCCTGGTAAATGGTATATCGAGCGTCAGGATATTGGTTATAAAATTTACGCTGATGAGGGCGATGGGCGCATAGAAATATGTGACGTTAACGATGAAGACGATGCTAAGTTTATCGCTAATGCCCGTCAAGACGTACCGTGGCTGCTGGACGAGATAAAAGCGTTGCAGTCTCAAGTTGAAAAATACCAACAAAAAGACAAACAAGGCCAGTGGTTTGACGCCATCGAGTGTGCAAAAATCGCTATACAACTCCAAGAACTCGCCGAATACCGTAAGGCGAAGGGAAACACCTGCGAATACTCAATATATGTTCCAGCGGAAGAAGGCTATCCAGATACCAATGGCCGATTTTATCGATGTTCCTGCGGCGCGGATTGCATAGACATTGAGTCTGCGCAGGAATGGCAATATTGCCCGCATTGCGGAAAGCCAATTTCCAGTTTTGAAACATATGGATGCGTAACCTGTAAACATGCAGATTGGGACGGCGACGGGTATTATTGCAAATCCCGTAAGGGTAAATACTCTATGCAAAATATAGATGATGCCAATTTTGATGGTTGTAAGATTTATAAGCTGCAAGAGGAGGTTGTTAATGAACAAAACTGACGAAATTCGGGAAAGGAAAGACAAGTTAAGCGGTTATTCTCCATCACCTATGAGCGGCCCATCATGGCAGGTATTAGCACAACAGAATGTTGATATAGGCACCCTATTGGATGAGATTGCCGCCAAGGACGCCGAAATCGCCGACCTGAAAACAAGGCTGGAAAAGGCGGTGGAGTTGCCGTGCAAGGTCGGGGATACTGTATTTTCATTGCATTGGAGCATAAAAAATAAAAGGTATGAGGTTTGCAAGGGGATAATTTCCAACGTAAGATACGATGCTATAGACAAGGGTTTGATGGTGTCTGACGGAGAGCGATACTACAAGTGGTGCGAGCGCGCATTCCCTACCCGCGAAGAAGCTGAGGCCGCGCTGGAAGGGATGCAAAATGAATAGATATTACCCTTATGGGATTTGGTGCAATAAATATCAGATGTGGTGTGATGACGTTGTTGATCTCACGGATGGGTGCAATGAATGTGACGGGGATTGTAGTGATTGCGAAGATTCGGAGGATGTGAAATGACCATCTATCAATTCCTATCCGATCAAATCCAAGGCGGATTCGGCATCCGCGAAATTGCCAGGCTCGCAGGTGTAAGCCCATCCACGATAAGCCGGATATATAACGGGCTGGTAGTATCGGATATTGATACGGTGCGGAAGATATTGGGGCCGTTTGGGTATGAGATGGTTGTGGTTAAAAAGGAGAAGAATAATGTGTAACGCAATTCAGTTGATGGCAGCTACTGCCTTAATCATTATAGCTACTTTATGGGCCAGACATAACAAAAAATGCGGGAGAGGCGTGCTTAATGAGGCACAACGTCATTGTAGGAAAGAAAGCGGGGCAGCTAATGAACGATAGATACTGGTTTCGTGGAATGCGGGTTGATAACAAGGAGTGGGTTTATGGCTCAGTGTCATATTTCGATGAAGAACCTTTTATTACTGGCGAAATAGTTGACTGGGATGATGAATATATAGCTCATGCGTGGTGGTGGAAAGTCAACCCCGAGACAATCGGCCAATGCACGGGCCTCACCGCCACCAAGTCATATCGGGGGGATGGACCGGAGGATAGATTGGTGTTTGAGGGGGATATTATCAAAACCTGTCACAAAAACGATGTTATTGTTTGGGATAGTATCACTATGCGATGGTATACCCATAACTCGGGGCCGCTGAGTGAGTTTAATGATATTGAAATCATCGGGAACCGCTGGGATCATAAAGAATTGTTGGAGGGATAAGAATGACAGAGAAACAAGTAATAATAGGAGCCGTCTCATCGTCAGTGCTATTGATCATAGGCTCTGTGGGTTGCATTTTGAATTTGCATCTTTGGGGAATCCCAATACTGATAGGCATTGCTGTAAGGCCTTATTTGTCGAACAGGAAGGAAGATGATACAGACAATGAATAATATTCCGTTAAAAAAGAGAACCCAAGCATCCCCCATAACCGACCGCGAAAGATGGGACCTATGGAACCGGATTTTGAATAACGTCAGGCGGGCTTATGATATGCCGGTGCGGCCGGCGGGGGAAAATCCGTATGGAGGGGGAACAGACCATGCTTAAAATCCTACAATTCACGGCCCCGTGGTGCCCGACATGCCCACAGATGGATATAGTGCTGGCTGGGCTGCGGGGACTCGAAAAGATAGAGCTAGGGACAGAGGCCGGTGATAGGTTGGCTAATGAGCATCGTATTGGTAGCTTGCCGACGGTGATAGTTATGCGGGACGAGGAGCCGGTTTGGAGGAAATCAGGGTTGTTTCCGAGAGGCGAGATTGACGAGATGCTGGAGGGGTAAGGAGGTGGGGAATTGCCAAATAAACGAGATTTAAAACTTGACAAATACGGAATAAGCAAACACAGATACAGAGAGCTATATAATTTTTGTTTGCAATATAAAGAGTTTATCAGAGAAAAAAATAGTTGTTATAGCCTTGACAGTAAGAATCTTGACGGGATGCCAAGAGGCGGTGACGTATCGGATACAACGGCCAATAAGGCAGAACGGGCATATAAATTAAGCAAAAACATTGAATTAATAGAACAGACGGCTATTGAGTCTAGCGGGGACTTGTATCAATGGATGTTGAAAGCTGTATCAGAAGATTTAACTTGGTACGATCTACAACCGCCATGTGGGCGAAATGAATTTAACCTAACCAGGAGGAAGTTCTTCTTTTTGCTGAGTTTAAAAAAATAGGTGCTATATAGGACGTCGTTTTAGTTTATTATGTTACTATGGGTGAAACCCAAGGAGCCAACCTCCCGGCTCCAACATAGTGGGCTATAGGCCCGAAGACAATGAGGTTTGAGCCTCGTATACCAGCCCGAGGTGAACGCGGATGTGGAGGGAGCGCCATAATGTGCGCTGTGTAGGGCTGGGTTAATATCGACCTCCTTCTAACAGCCCCGGTATATAGGTGATCAGCATGAAAGAGCCCTAGAATGTCTAGGGGATGTCTTTCATGATCGCTTGCCGGGGCGTAAAAAATGATATCCTGAGCAGTAAGCGCCTCACGATTCGAGGGTGGGCTGAGGCTTGGGGTTAAGATATATTGTTTCCCAACAGGTCCGCGATGACGGCGGCCAAAAACCGTATGTGCATATACAGGCTCTTGGGTAAGGGTTTGAGAGAGTATTATGTTTTATGGGAGCCATGATAATTTGATTACATGAGGTGATTAACATGAATAAGATCAGATTGTTAAGATTGATTTATGGAATCATTGTCATATCGTTAAGTATATGGTTCGGCTTAAATGGATCGTATGCCAATATTTCGATATTGGTATGCTTGGGTTTAATTGCGGTATTTTATTTCGCAGAACAAAAAGCTGAAAAAATAATTATTAAAAAAAATGATTGAAGATAAACAAAAGCAATAAATTTCAAGGGCGGTTGCTGATGTGATCGCTTTTTTGGTGGGAAAAATGGATTTAAGTGGGTGAGGTGATGGCGAAAGGTAAATATGAATATTGGTTGACCAATGACGGCCTTTTGTTGCTTGCTGCTTGGGCGCGGGATGGGCTGACGGACGAACAGATAGCAAAAAACTGTGGGATTAGCCGTTCTACATTGGCACTATGGAAAGATAAATATTCGGACATATCGGACGCCTTAAAAAAGAATAAGGAAATAGCTGATATTGAGGTTGAGAATGCCTTATTTAAGCGGGCTACCGGATATACTCACAATATCGTGAAACCATTCGCATATAAGGGTGAAATAATAATTGCTGAATTCGTTGAAGAAGTTGCGCCAGATGTCACTGCGCAAATATTCTGGCTGAAAAACCGCAAGCCCGCCGAATGGCGCGATAAGCCGGACGAACACAATATTTCAGACGAACGCGAAGACGATAACCTATGGAACGCGATAGCAGAGGCGGTAAAAAAAGATGAAGTTTAATAAGCTATCGCCAAAACAAGCGGAAGTGTTTAAGTTTCCCTTTGAGAATTACGACGCGCTTATCTGCGACGGCGCTGTGCGTTCCGGTAAAACCATGATGATGATATATGCTTTTGTCTGGTGGGCTATGGAGGAATTCAACGGCGCGATATTCGCGATATGTGGTAAAACCGTCCAGTCCGCTGAGAGAAATATAATTCATCCTCTGCTTGAAACCAAGAGCGTTACAGATAAATATGCCATTGCCTATACCAGAAGTATGAAGCTGCTGACGATCAGGCGCGGCGACAAGACTAATTATTTCTACATATTCGGCGGAAAGGACGAATCCAGCTACATGCTCATACAGGGGCTTACGTTGTCCGGCGTCCTCTTGGATGAAGTGGCGCTCATGCCGCAATCCTTTGTAGAGCAGGCGATTACAAGAACGCTTTCAGTCGATAGCTCAAAATTATGGTTCAATTGCAACCCCGAAAGCCCCATGCATTGGTTTTATGTCGAATGGATTCAAAAGGCCGAGGAACATAATGCCAAGCATCTGCATTTTCTCATGGACGACAATCCAGGGCTATCCAAGAAATCACTCGAAAAAGCGAAGCGAGATTTTACCGGCGTTTTTTATAACCGCTATGTGCTGGGCGAATGGGTACAGGCGCATGGATTGGTCTATGATATGTTTGACGCAGCCCTGCATGTTGTTCCTTCGATTCCCCAAAAATACACAAAATATTATGTCTCCTGCGACTACGGCACAAAGAACGCGACCACATTTCTATTATGGGGCTATTGCGGCGGCGTGTGGTACTGCATCAAAGAATACTACTACTCTGGCCGTGACGAACACCGGCAGAAAACAGATGAAGAGTTCGCCGACGATTTACAGGCTTTCATTGGTGACATTCCCATTCTGTCAATCATCATAGACCCGTCTGCGGCTTCGTTTATCGCAGCTTTACAAAAAAGGCAGTTACCTACACGCCAAGCAAACAATGCCGTAATTGACGGCATACGGCTTACCGCAAGCTGCCTGCAGAGTGGGGCTATTAAAATATGCGATTGCTGCAAGAACCTGATAAAGGAATTTGGCCTGTATGTGTGGGATGAAAAAGCACCGGAGGATAAGCCGGTAAAAGCAAACGACCACGCGCTTGACGCTTGCCGGTACTTTGCTTTTTCGGTTCTCAACACGGCGAATCAATGGGTATTTGTAGAGAAGTATCGCTGACAACAGCCGCGAATGGTTTTTTGTTGGGCGGTGAAATTGATGAGTTCATAAGGATAATCTGCGCAGTCATTTGTATAATTTCAACAAAAAACTGGATTTTAACATATTTCAAAAATTTGAAAACGCAATAAATGGCGTAAAACCGTAATCAAATCATTCGGAAATGCATGGTTTGGCGAAGGATTGCTGCAAGGAGGTGGTGATATCGTGATTGAAGCGCAAGAGCTAATCAGCGCACAGATTGAATTTTATGGACGGGGCCGATCAAATAAAGATATAACGAAATCCATCCTCGACGAGTGGCGCAACCTTGACAAGAAGCAAATCATCCAAGATATGCTTGACGCTGAAGAATACTTTATGTGCCGAAATACCACTATAGCGAAAAAGCGCCGCGACCTGCCCGATTATGGCGAAAACTCCACGCTGTCAAACGCTAAAATCCCGTCTGCGTTCCTGCGAACGAATGTTACGCAAAAGAGCGATTATGCGCTTGGAAAGCCGTTCCTTATCAGCGTGGAAAGTCCGGTACCGGAGACAGTTGACGAGCAAGGCAACCAGATAGAAGACCCGCAGGCCGCAATCTATCTTGATGAATGGTCGAAATACCTTTCGCCTGCCCGCCGTAAGACCATAAAGCGCATCGGTAAGCATGGCGCAATCAATAAGGGTATCGGCTGGGCCTACATCACAATCGACCAGACCGGCGACCTGCTCATGCAGCATGTGGATTCGGAGCAGCTATATCCGGCGTGGGCTGACAAGGAGCATACCATACTTGACGCAACCGTGCGGGACTACAAGGTTATTCAGTATATCAATAACAACCGTGAGGAAATCAACAAGGTTGAGTTTTGGAACAAGGATGCTGTTGAACGATATATTGACGATGGCCATGCTGCGCTAAGCCCCGACCCTGATAATCCGCAACCTACGGCACATATGGAATTGCCAAGTGTCGGAATCGTATGGGACAGAGTGCCGTTTATTGCATTTAAGGGCAACGAAGATGAATTGCCAATGCTCAACATCATCCGGCAACAGATCGACAGCTACGATAGGCTGCAAAGCAAATCCACGGATGCACTGTTGGACGACATTGACCCGATTTTGGTGTTTAAGGGATTCACTAGCGATGCGGAGCAGCTTATTAAGGCACGGCAGCTTGCCATGAACGCGCGAGTGGCCGGAATTCCCTCCGGAAGCCTCGGCGCTGATGCTGGCGATCTTCATTACGTTCAAGTTAGCCCCGATATTACGGCGGTACAGGCGAAGCTTGAATTGTTGCGGAAGGATATCAGAGAATTCGGAAACGCTGTTGATACACAGGACGTAAAATTCGGCTCCAATCCTTCCGGTGTGGCGTTAAAAAGTATGTATACTGACCTCGACATTTACATCAACGGGCTTGAAACAGAATTCAAGGCGTTTATGGACCAGTTGAAGTATTTCTTTGACATTTACTTAGAATTCAAGGGTATCGGGAAGGCCGAACAGTGGAGCCAATACGAAATAACCGTCAAATTCGATAGAGACATGATGACAAACAGCACGGCTGATATTCAAGAGACAGTGATGCTCATGTCAACCAATGTCAGTCAGGAAACGGTTGATTCGTGGAACCCGGCTGTACCTTCATATGAGGTGGAGCAGGCCCGCCGCGAAAAAGAACAGCAAGCCGCCATGTCCGACATGAACACAGAGCGCGAACTTGCAAGGCTGAGAGAAGAAAATGAGCGGTTGGCGCGGGAGCGGGAGGGCGAACAAAGTTAAGGCTATACGAAAGGCGGTATTGATATGGCAAAGTATGTATTGCGTGGAACCCTATATAACACTCGAAAAATGAAACGTCTATGCAGTGATATTACCTTTAATTTATATATCGCAAATGATGGAACGTTTATAGAAGAAGCAACATTTTGGGGTATTTCTTTGGGCAATGCAAGAATTGTAAACGAATCATATGCTAAATTTCAAACTGGAACATATGGGAAATGGAGTATTTATCAAAAAATATGGGGATATGTTCCGGAAGATTAAATCATATTTTCTTGATGGTTGCATTTATCTTTATCACTCGTCCTCCGGCGGGATTAAGCTTGAAAAGGTGGGGAGAAATGAAGAAAATCAAATGCATTCAATGTGGGACTATATGCCAAGATGATGATTCGATATGGCAGGTACGGTTAATCCAGTACGGCGGTGAACGCACTTATAATCCTTGTTGCTCAAAAGAATGTGCAGAAAAAGCACAGGCCGAAAATATTGAACTGCACAGACAGCGCTTGCATGATGTTGAACATCAAGCCCTACAGAAAATGACTGTAAATACATATTTGGGCGGTTATTAACCTCACAATTCCATCAGAGAGGCGGTGAACAATGTCAATATTACGACAGTCAAAAGAGCGCCAAGAAAAATATTGGTCGGAGCGTGCTATTCGGGTTATTGAAGCAGGCGAAAAATCAGCAGCCGAAATGACATCCGACCTCGCAAAACCGTATAGAGAAGCGCAAAAGGCCATACAGAAGGAAATCGAAAGCTTTTACGGAAAATGGGCGCGTGATGTCGGCGTCTCCCTCGAAGACGCACGGAAAGCCCTGAATAAATCCGAGCTGAAATCCTACCTTGAGCAAACGCAAGAGTATTATGACGCAATCAAAGAAACCGGCTATGCATTCGACCCCGCCTATCGCCAAAAGCTACATCGGCAGTTATCCCTAAAATCAGCGGTGAGCCGTTTGGAGGCTCTGCAATCAGATGTACAATTTCAGGTTGAAAAGCTGTACGCACAGGAGCAGGATGCGTTTAGGGAGGGCTTGAGCGGTACATATGAGGACGCTTATTACCGGACGATATTCAACATCCAGCAGGGCATAGGCTTTGGCTCTCCATTCTCTTCGCTGAATGTCGCAGCCATAGAAAAAGCCGTCTCTCAAAAGTGGCTTGGTGAGAACTATTCTGACCGCATATGGACGGATAAAGACCGGCTGACAATCGCAATGGGACAGATTATTCCGAGGGGAATTGCAATGGGAACCAACCCACGCCTGATTGGAAAAGAAATATCTGAGCAGTTAAATGTAAGACGCTCCTATGGTGAAAGATTGGCTCGAACCGAAACGAACTTCATTGCGAACGCCGCCACATATGACAGCTATAAAGAAGCGGGAATATCCCAATATCAGTTTTTAGCCACGTTGGACAATCGCACATCAGAAGTTTGCTCTGAAACCGATTTGAAGATATTTGATTTAGCGGACAAAATGATAGGCGTTACGTGGCCTCCGTTGCATCCGAACTGTAGAAGTACCACTATCGTTTACTTTCCACCCGATGAGATTGACGCTATGTACGCGAAGTCTGAAAGAATTGCAAGGGATGAGACAGGAAAAAATTATTATGTACCGGCAGATTTAAGCTATACGCAATGGCGCAAACAGCATGTAAAATCTTGATTTTATGCGGTATTCATGCTATAATATTAAGTAGGTGGAGCGCATTGCAAGGCGCGGGGAGATTGCCTTATCTCCCCTACCACCATAAATTATAAGGCAATACGAAAGGCGGTATTTTTATATGGCAAAATTAAAAGATCGAACTGGCGAAAGCCGAACAATGAACAATGGATTGCAGGCTACTATAGTCCAGTATAGGGGAAAAGAAGATATTGACCTACAATTTGAGAACGGCGAAATCATATGCGGAATGGCATATTCTAACTATAAGAGAGGACAAATTGCTTGCCCCTTAATAATTGACTGCGTTGGCAACGGAGCCGCGATTGTGACAAACCCAAATTGCAAGCCAGCCGTGACATTTATCATAGATGAGGATGATATTCCTTTTGTATCTTCTTACTGGTGGAGTTTAGATAGACATGGATACGCAAAAAATTCTCACACCGGAATTAGGGTTCATAGAATCGTGATGAACGCAAAGGATGATGATGTTATTGATCATATAGATGGAAATCCACTCAATAACAGAAAGGAAAATTTGAGAATATGTACCCAATTTGACAATCAGAAAAATAGGGGCGCAAACAAAAACAATAAAAGCGGTTACAAGGGAGTTTGCTGGAATAGCGAAAAGAAAAAATGGACTACTCAATTATTCTCAAATGGTCGCCGGGTTTATTGTAAGCATTTTGACGACAAGGAAACTGCTGCCCGCGCGTACAATGAGGCCGCCTTGAAACATCATGGCGAGTTTGCAAAACTGAATGAGATATGAAAGGCGGTGGAGAGGATATTATGACAACAGATGAAAAAATTGATTATCTGTATCGATTTGTCAAGGCGCTTGAAGCCACAATTCCTAAGTATGATGAAAATGGATTGAGGATCGAAAAATGTCATTTGTGTGGAGCAGAGTTTAAAACTCATCCTGAAATGTGCGTATCACAAAGATTTACATTCTATGGGCGCGCTGATGTTTGCCCTGACTGCATGAGTAAAGAACTGGAAAAACGAGGAATACTGTAATCACACCAAACCGTCTTGAATAAAGGCGGTTTTTCTTTGCCCGAAAGGAATGTTGCCATGAGCCGCGAAGCCGATTTTAGCCAACTGGAAAGGTTCTTTCAAAACTTCAATAATGCCTATAACGATTTTGACACCTTTCTGAAAGACTTCCTGCTTGAACAAGGCTTGCGCGTCATAGCCAAAACAAAACCGCGAACGCCTGTAGACACCGGCGCATTGCGCAATATGTGGATGGTCGGGGAGGTTAAAGTCGCTGGGCAGGATTTGGAAGTTGAGTTGATCAACAGCATGGAATATGCATCCTTCGTGGAATACGGCCACAGGCTTGTCAACGGTGCATGGCAGGACGGGCGGTTCATGCTTACAATTTCTATGGACGAAATAAGAGCTGCTATGCCCGCACGTTTTGAGAAGGCGCTCAAGGCTTATTTGCAGAGCAAGGGCGCAACCTAATCTCGCGGCGCGGCGTTATGCGTAATTTGTGGGAGGTAGTCATGAGAACAGGAGATATTATTTTTTATCGTGATGAAAGGTTTGGACATCATCGTTTTTGGGAAGTGCTATCAATTTGTTTGGGCGGGACAGGACAAGAAGGATTGATTGAATTACAGTGCCTAAACTATGAACCTGGTGAGGACACAGACGGCAAAAAACATAACACCACATGGGTTCCCGAACCACTACTTAGAAATGCATCAGTTTATAGGAAAAATATCATCACTTAATTATTTAACCCCGCGCCCATCCGGGCGTTTTATTTTGCCTTTTGTCGGTAGGCGTAAAAGAACAGGCCAAAAGCGGATGCGACCCGCGTAATTAAAGCGTATTTGATTGGAGGATAAACAATATGAAAAGATCATTTTTAACCGGCCTCGGCCTTGATGACGATATTATCAGCAAAATCATGGACGAGAATGGACGCGACATTGAGCGAGAGAAAGCCGTTGCAAAATCGCTGAAAGAAGACCACGACAATCTAAAACTGAAAATGTCGGACATGGAAACAGAACTGAAAACCGCGCTCAATGCGGAATCTTCCGATATCGGCAGTCTGAAAAAATCTGTTGATGATTGGAAGGCAAAAGCAGAAGCAGCGCAGGCAGAGATTGAAAAGGCCAAGACGGAAGCGGACGCAAAGATATCCGGCTGGGAGTTTGACAGGGATTTGGACACTGCATTGAAAGCCGCAAAAGTCAAAGACCCGAAGATTGTCTTGCCGCTTCTCAACCGTGAAGGGCTAAAGCGCACAGATAAGGGCATTGAGGGCTTGGACGAACAGTTGAAGCCGTTCACTGAATCACACGGTTATCTGTTTGATATCGAGCAGGTCGCACAGGAAACCGCCGCGCAGCAGCTTCCCGTAGGAGTGTCAATCTTTCAGCCGGACGGGAGCAAGGGCGCAGGCAGCAAAGAAACAGACCCGTTTTTGGCGGGATTCAACGAAACATAATAAAAAAGGAGAAATGATTTATGGCAATTAACTTTGCAGAAAAATACAGTGATCAAGTAGATGAGCGCTTTACAAAAGCCTCCGTTACGCAGAGTGCATTTAATCAGGATTTGGATTTCACCGGCGTGAATACCGTAAATGTTTACAGCATTCCCACTGCGCCCATGAATGATTATACTATGGCGGGAGATAACCGTTATGGTACACCTGATGAACTTGGTGACACAGTACAGACCTTTCCACTGACGCAGGATAGAAGTTTTACATTCACGATTGATCGCCGGAACTACCTTGATACCATGATGGTGAAGGAATCTGGCCGTGCCCTACGTCGGCAATTGGACGAGGTTGTTATTCCCGAGGTTGACAAATACAGAATTTCCATTCTTGCGGCCAATGCAGGGAATACTTCGACACCTGCCGCCATTACTCAGGCTAACGCCTACGAGAGCTTTTTGAAGGGTGTCGAAACCCTGCTTGATAACAAGGCCCCTACTGCCGGAACCTTCGGATTTATTTCCACCGGATTCTACCGCTATATCCGTTTGGACACGGCGTTCATTCAGGCGTCCGATATGGCGCAGAACATGCTTATTACCGGGCAGGTCGGCATGATCGAGAATATTCCGATCATCTTCGTGCCTAAGAGCTATATGCCCGCCGGTGTAGAGTTTATGCTCACAAACCGCATTGCGGCATGGGCGGCGCAGAAAATCGCCGATTACAAAATCCATGACAACCCTCCCGGGATAAATGGATGGTTGATCGAGGGTAGAATCTATCATGACTGTGGAGTGTTCCAAAATAAAGCGCCTGCTATATATGTTCACAAATCCGCGTAGGAGGTGAGCGTGTGAAACTCACAAAAAATGGAGTAACCTATGATGTGATGGACGAAATCCAGATCAGCGCATTCCGAAAAAGCG